CTTGATAAAACTTTTAATCGTACCTTATGGAATTGAAATAACAGGGACGTTCACGGTCTTTTCACTTAGGGCGCTTTTAATCGTACCTTATGGAATTGAAATATAACAAAGACGGGGTTTGTGCGCAAGTATTGCCGTCTTTTAATCGTACCTTATGGAATTGAAATAGGATATTATTTTAGATGATGAATATGCGGCTATGCTTTTAATCGTACCTTATGGAATTGAAATTAGAAATGGAGAACCCGCAGTTCAAAGAAACCCACTGTATCAAACAGTCACTTGACAAGGAGATATACGAAGCCTTATCAGAAGAACAGAGGCAAGCCCTCCCGATTATCGGCGGCATGAAACCGCTTGTGAAAAAAGCCGCCCCACAGATGAATGTCGGTTCAACCTTTGACGGGGCGCAAGCTGTGGAAAATACGGATGACCTGCCATTCTGATGAAATGAGAATAAACACAGACAAAGGGGAGCAATCCCCTTTCTGTTTTCCTTGCTTTTAAACAAGCCCCAAAAATCACGTTAAAACATGAAAGCTGATAAAAGTATCGCAAAAACAAAGAAAAGCCGACAGACAGCGGCAAAACCGCCCATGCGTGACGTTTTCACGGTTATTTGTAAGACCGATTTAAAAGTCGAGTGCGTAAAAGAGTTCAAATTTCACCCCGTCAGGAAGTGGCGGTTTGATTACGCCGTGCCTGAGTACAAAATCGCCCTTGAAGTTGAGGGCGGTGTATGGACGGGAGGACGGCACACTTCCCCAAAAGGTTTTCTTGGAGACATTGAGAAGTATAATACGGCTACACTTATGGGCTGGCGTGTGTTCAGAACAACGCCTGATGACTTGTACAAGAAAAAGACCCTTGATTTGATGAAATCAGCCATTTTGAATGATTTTACCCCTTAAAAAGCCCCTTTTTTGCTTAAAAGTGATTACTTTATACTCACTTTTTCATATTTTTGTGCGTACAATGTAATCACTAAGCAAAAAAGAGTATGAAAACAGAAACGATTCATCTTTCACAAATTCAGGTTAACGGGGCGAATCCCCGTACAATCAAGAATGACAAGTTTGAAAAGTTGATTAGGTCTATTCTAATTCTCCCGAAGATGCTTGAACTTCGCCCGATAGTCGTTGACAACACGTTCACGGTTCTTGGTGGGAATATGCGTCTTCGGGCTTTGTCCGCTATCGCTGAAATGTCTCCCGCTGAAATAAACACCCGGCTTGGGGAATGTTCAGGATACGCACAGAAGACAGAAGCAGAACGAGACCTTTTACGCAGTCATTGGGAAAAGTGGCTTGACAGACCAACAGCCCATGTTATCAAGGCTTCTGAACTGACAGACGCAGAACAGCGGGAGTTCATCATCAAAGACAACGTGGGTTATGGAGAGTGGGACATGGACGCTCTCGCCAATGAATGGGATACGGAAGAACTTGTTGATTGGGGATTAGACCTGTGGGAAGACAAATCAGATAGCGAAAGCGGGAACAGTTCTTCTTCCCTGCCGAACAGCGCACCCGAATCATCATTGTTTGACCGCTTTGTCGTTCCCCCGTTCTCTATCCTTGACACCCGTAAAGGCTATTGGCAAGACCGCAAGAAGAAGTGGTACGACATCATCGGGGATATGGGAGAAAGCCGTAATGATACGCTTGTGACAAGCCTTGAAATCAAGTACAAAGACTTGTATCAAAGAACCCGTGAACACAGGAAAGAACTTGGCATTTCATTCAAAGAGTACATCGAAAAGTACGTTCCGAAAGAAGAGCTTGAACGGGAACAGTCGAAAATCGTTGCTCAGGGCGTTTCTATCCTTGACCCCGTTATGGCTGAAATCGTCTGCCGTTGGTTTGGGTTCAAGAACTGTCAGACGTTTGACTGTTTCGCGGGCGATAGCGTTTTCGGCTTTGTTTCTGCTTATCTCGGCAACCAATTCACGGGCATTGAACTGAGAGAACAGCAAGCGAGCCTGAACAACGAGCGTGTGGCTGAAATGACAGCCCGCTATATTTGCGATGACGGTCAGAATGTGGCAAAGCACATCAACCCCGAGAGCCAAGACCTGCTGTTCAGTTGTCCCCCATATTTTGACCTTGAAAAGTATTCAGACCTCCCGAATGACGCAAGCAATCAGGACAGCTATGAAGACTTCATTCAGATATTGAAGAACGCTTTCACGGCGGCTGTCGGCTGTCTGAAAAATAACCGTTTCGCCGTTATCTGTGTGGGCGATGTCCGTGACCGGAAGACGGGCTTTTATTATGACTTCTGCGGCGACATCAAGCGGATATTCAAAGAAGCGGGCGTTCTTCTGTATAATGAAATCATCCTTGTTGAACAAACCGCTTCAACAGCCCTGAGAGCCGCCCGGTATATGGAGACAAGAAAGGTCGCAAAGACGCACCAGCACATTCTCGTGTTCTTCAAAGGCAACCCGAAAGACATAAAGAAAGAATACCCGAAAATTGAGTACACAGAAGAAGACATGGTTCAGTTTGAAGCCACTGAAACTTCTTCTGAGAGTGAAACAACTGAAAATGAATAAGACCATGCAAGCAAAAATCTGGAATCACGCCCAATGGGTCAAAGAGACCGACCCGAAAGCACTGCGGGGAATGTTTGACGAACTTCTCCGTAAAGCGGGTTTCAATGTTCTGAGTTGCTCGGAACATCATTTCAGCCCACAAGGTTACACGGCTTTATGGCTGCTTTCCGAGAGCCACTTTGCCGTTCATACGTTTCCTGAGTTCGGGCGAACATACATCGAACTGTCAAGCTGCAACCTTGACTTTTATCTGAACTTTCTTTCAATGACAAAAGAACTATGAGCAAGGCACAGGAAAAGAAAAGAAACCAACTGAAACAAGCCCGTCTCGAAATCGTAGCGGGAATGTACAAGCGGGGTTACAGCCTCAGAAAAATTCAATCAGAAGTCGTGAAGCGGCTTGAACTGTCTTCTTATTCTCTCGCCACGGTTCACAAAGACGTGCAGACGCTTCTTGACGAATGGCGGGAAAACAGAATTGAAGATATGGACGCTGCTCTGACGCTTGAACTTGAACGCATTGACGAAACCTGCCGGGAACTATGGGAACAGTGGGAAAAGTCAAAGACAGATTACAACAAGACACAACGCAAGCAGAAAGGCTCTCCCGCCCGTGACAACGAGACGGGGCAGACTTCAATCAGGACATATCAGACAGAAAGGACGGAAACAGAGGTTATCATGCTCGGAGACCCGTCATATATCGCCGAAATCAGGAAACAACTTGAAGAACGGCGTAAGCTGCTTGGTCTTTACGCTCCTGAAAAGAAAGACATCAACGGAAATGTATCTTTCGCCTCTCTGCTGATTGAAAGCGGCTTGTTGGATGAACCCGAAACGCAGGACGAAGCAGAATAACACCGATTGCGCCCGAATGTGGCTCTGAAATCATTCACTCGTATAAAATTACCATTTGAAAACGAAAGCCCGGCACAGGGCGAATCAGCAAAAAATAACTCAATGAAGAAACAGAATAAAGATATTCTCCGCAAGAAAGGTCTTGAACTGATGAACCTATGGCGGGCAGACTGGAACAGGTTTGTCCGTGAATCCCTCGGAGTGACCCTTGACAAAGAACAGCAAGAAATACTGTCAAGCGTTCAATACAACAGGCGAACATCGGTTGCATCGGGTACAGCCCGTGGAAAAGACTTCGTGGCGGCTTGTGCCGCTATCTGTTTCTTGTATCTCACACCTCGTTGGAGAAAGAACAGTTTGGGAGAAATTGAACTTATTGAAAACACCAAGGTCGCTTTGACTGCTCCAACAGACCGTCAAGTAAAAAACATTATGATGCCTGAGATAAGCCGCCTTTTCAACAGAGCCAAAGCCCGTGGCGTTGAACTTATCGGAAAACTGAATGCCTATGACATAAGAACAAACAACGATGAATGGTTTCTGACGGGTTTCAAGGCTGATGAACACAACCATGAAGCGTGGTCAGGCTTTCATGCGGTTCACACGATGTTTGTCGTAACCGAGGCAACAGGTATCGGGGATGACACGTTTGCCGCCATAGAGGGAAACCTGCAGGGCGACAGCCGTATTCTTCTTGTCTTCAACCCAAACAAGACGGTAGGTTATGCCGCCAAGTCTCAGAAAGGCGACCGTTGGCACAAATACCGCCTGAACAGCCTGACAGCCCCGAATATCGCGAACAAGAAGATTATTATCCCCGGTCAGGTTGATTACGATTGGGTGTTAGATAAACTTGAAAATTGGTGTGAGAAAATATCCCCTGATGAAATCATATCAGAAATGGATGACTTTGAGTTCGAGGGGCAATGGTATCGTCCGGAAGACCTGTTCAGAAAGAAAGTCCTCGGTCTGTTCCCGAAAGTCGATGAAGACACGCTTATCCCCCGTCAATGGCTTGAAGAAGCGCATGAACGTTGGAAACAAGCCAAAGGGCGTGAACCGCTTCGGGCTGACCTCAATATTCTCGGTGTTGACGTGGCGGGCATGGGGCGTGACGCAACGTGCTATGTTCTTCGCCGTGACAACTGGGTGGCTTCCTTTGACACACACAATTCAGGCGGAGTGGCAGACCACATGAAAGTGGCTGGTAAAATCATGGTTGCCCGCCGACAGAACATCTGTCTTTACGTCAGCATTGACACAATCGGAGAGGGTGCGGGCGTTTATAGCCGCTGCGTTGAACTTGAAGACGAGCCCCATTATATCCTGAGTTGCAAGTATTCAGAGAGCGCAAAGACCCCTAACGGGCGTGAACTGAGTGACATCACGGGGCAAAACAAGTTCTTCAATATGCGTGCTTATCTGTTTTGGGCTGTCCGTGATTGGCTGAATCCAAGAAACAACACGGGAGCCATGCTGCCTCCGGATGACAAGTTTGACGAAGAAGCCACGGAAATAAAGTTCTCGGTAAAGTCAAACGGCAAACTTTATATTGAGCCGAAAGAAGACATCAAAGAACGCCTCGGGCGAAGCCCTGATAAGTTTGACGCTTTGGCTAACACGTTCTATCCCGTTCGGTATGCGAAACCTATCAACGTGAACAGAATTGCGAAAATGATACGGAGATAACAAACAGAATGTTCAATTCAAAAAATATCAAAAATGACAATCGAAGAAATTTTAAATTCGGACATGACGGCAGAACAGAAGATTGCCGCCCTAAGTGAAAAGACCGTGAACGTCCCTGTTTGGGGCGGCAGAAAAGGGCTTGAAATGGAGTATAACCCGAAGTTTCATCCCGTCATGGATAGACAGAAATACCCCGACATCGTGAACGAAGACGGGATTCAGCCCGTGACCCGCATTGCGCTCGGCTTTCAGAAACTCGCATCAAAGAGAATGACAGAACTGGTTACGGCTATACCTGTCAAGCGTGTGTTCAAGCCTGAGAACGACAAACAGAAAGAAGTGGCGACATTCATCACAAGCGTCCTCGACAAGAACCGCATCGACAGCGTTGACATAGACCGTGTGAACAGGTTCTTTGCCGGCTGCGAGATTATGACGTTATGGTACGCCCTTGAACAGAACAACACGCTTTACGGAAGAAAAAGCCCCCTGAAAATCCGTTGTCGCACGTTCTCCCCCATGCTCGGCGATGACCTATACCCCCTTTTTGATGAATACGGCGACATGATAGCAATGTCAGTCGGCTATCAAAGGAAGAAAGGGAGAAAGAACGTGAAGTTCTTTGACGCATACACGGCAAACAAGCACATCAAATGGTCTTCTGAAAGCGGTTCATGGCAGGAGATTGAGAATGAAGATATAACGCTTTTGAAAATCCCCGCAATTTACGCCTGCCGTCCTTTCCCGATTTGGGAATTCACGTCAGATACCGTTTACGAAATTGAATGGTCTTTGAGCCGTAACGGTAATTACATCCGTGAGAACTCAAAGCCACTGTTCTGTGTCTTCGCTGATGAGGCGATAAGTTACGGCGATGAAAAAAGCCCTGATAAGGAAGCCCGTGCCGTCATGCAATACCCGAAAGGCTCAACGGCGCAGTATGTCACTTGGCAACAAGCCGTTGAGAACCTGAAATTCCACGTCTCAGAGTTGAGAAACCTCTATTTCACAATGCTTCAACTCCCTGATTGGTCTTATGAGAAGATGTCGCAAGTCGCCTTGTCAGGAGAGAGCCGGAAACAACTGTTCATTGATGCACAACTGAAAGTCAACGATGAAAAAGGACCGCTGATTGAGTTCTTCGACCGTGAAATAAACGTTATCAAGGCTTACGCAAAGATTGTCTTCGGGGAAAGCTACGCCGCCGACATTGACGCTCTGAAAGCTGAAATCATCATTACCCCGTTCACAATATCGGATGAAAAGGATGACATCAACAACCTGATGACAGCCAACGGTGGCAAGCCTCTTATGTCTCAGCGTGAATCCATTGAGCGTTACGGGCAATCTGATGACGTTGACAAGACGCTAAAAGAAATCAAGGAAGAGGAAATGTACGATAACCTTGAAATGACTGAATAACAAGAAAGGGGGAGATTATGGCTATATCAAGAAGAAGACAACCGCCAAAGACCGAAGAACAACCGAAATTTCAATGCCGTGACTGCGGGCACAGCTATGATTGGCATGAGATAGGAGCAAACGGGAAACCGTTCATGTGCCGTTGCCCGTTCTACACGGGAGGCAAGTTCTGTCGCTTTCTTTCAGCCCCTCAGTGCGAACACTTCATCAAACGGGAGGTAAACAATGGCAAGGTTGAATAAATGGGAACGTCAACACCTGAAAGACCTGTCAGCCCTTGACAAGCGCATAGAACAGATTTACGAGGCTGCTGTCAAGGAAGCCGCACGTATCGGTGCGACCATAAGCGATTTTAACCCCGACAGGCTTTTTTCTTTCAGCGACTATCCAATTACACGCAAAAGAATAGAAAGGCTGTTGTCGGGGCTAAAAAGCGGGTTGTCGGCGGCGATAGTCAACGGCATAAACTCCGCTTGGACGCTATCAAACAACAAGAACAACGAACTCGCCCGGCAGGTCTTCGGGGATAACGTGGGAAAACTCTCTCAGGCTCAATACCGCCGTTATTTCTCCACGAACGATGAAGCCCGTGAAGCGTTCATTCAGAGAAAGACAAACGGGCTGAACCTATCAGACCGTGTATGGAACTATACGAACCAGTTCAAGGAGGAAATAGAACTCGGGCTTGATGTCAGTTTGAGAAACGGCGTATCTGCCGAGGACATGACAAAAGAACTGCGTCAATACCTTAAATTCCCCGACAAACTGTTCAGACGTGTCAGGGATGAACACGGGGTTTTGCAACTATCCAAGCGGGCGGCGGCTTTTCATCCCGGTCAGGGCGTTTACCGTTCTTCATTCAAGAACGCCCGCCGCCTCGCCGCCACAGAGACGAACATCGCTTATCGCACGGCAGACTATACCCGCTGGCAAGACCTTGATTTCGTTGTCGGAATTGAAATCAAGCTGAGTAATAACCACACTTTGAACGGCGTTGCGTTCAGGGACATTTGCGATGAACTGAAAGGGCTTTACCCGAAAACGTTCAAGTTCACGGGGTGGCATCCACATTGCCGCTGTCATGCCGAAACAGTATTGAAGACTGAGGAAGAAATGGCAGAGGACAACCGCCGTATTATGGCGGGAGAAGAACCCGTTCAAGGAAGCAAGAACGAGGTCAAAGATGTACCCGACAATTTCAAACAATGGCTTGCTGATAATGAAGACCGGGCGAAACGTATGTCATCTGTTCCGTACTTCATCCGTGATAACGTGAAGTTTATTCCTGAAAGGTTCATTCAGAACATGGGGACACTGAAAGGCGGTCAGGATGCGGGGCTTATTGAGAACCTGAAAGAAGCCTTTCTGAAACTCAAAGACCCGAACTATATCACGGGCAAAGAGGTTCAGAACACGATTAAGACCTTTGCCCAGAACAACCCCGATTTATTCCTCGGCGGGTTGACAGATGTCGTGATAACACGGGCTAAAGGCGTAAGTTTCTTTATGGCAAACTCCCGGTCTTATCTGAACTCCACAGGGGCTTATAACATGGCGGGGAACACAATCAAGATTGCTAATCGGGAATTCAGGCTTTTTAGTGGCGAGATATTCAACCCGCTTGAAGAAGTCAAGGGGGCTTTAAAAGCCATATCCACGGGTGTTGATATGACATTCAAACAAGAATACGCCCTTGAAAGCCTATGGCATGAAATACGCCATGCACAAGCTGTAGGTTGGAAAAACCTGAGAAACAAAACTGATTTAAGAAGCCGTTCAATGGAAACTATCAATCAGTTCTGCGCACGTCATTCATACCGTGACTTTGTGAAAAGCCTCGGAGGAAAGGCGGTCAACGCTAAAGAAATCATTGAACGGGGTTATGGTTATGGGCGTTTCGTTTCTAATTTTCAAAACCTATTGAAGCATATAAACGTCACACAAGCAGAAGCGCACGCCCATTTCAAAGACATCATTCTGAAAACCCCGTATGAAGAAATCCACGAGGAAATCGTGAAGTTTGTTCAAGCGAAAAGTAAATATGACTTGAAAACAGCAAAAGAACTTGTTAAAAATCTCAGAATGTCTTCAAGCGAATTTGCAGAAACACTAAGAAACATCAAGGGTGCGTAACCGTCCGATAAAAATCCAACTTCATATCAAGCGGAAGTTTATCAGCGTACCTTGCCATCCTGTTATTATCCCCTCGGGTATGAAAAAGGGTGGCAAGGTCTAAATTTGCAGTATCTTCCCCCACAATAGCCAAATAACGATCCTTGTCAGATATTCCGATGTCTTCACGCTCTTTGTCTGTTATGTTATAATCAAAAACTGTTTCCATACTCTGATTTGTTAAGTTATTTTCTCCGAATTTGATGTACAAACGCTTTACTTTCCAAATTGGTGTAAGTCTTCACGTTTTAAATTATCGCCCGGCATTCGGGCGCAATCGCAACGCCACTAAAGAACGGCGGCAATTTTGCGGATATTATCCAAACGCTGCATGAAAGATTTGTCTTTTTGGGCGATACGCACATTGTATCTCATTTGAAGACGCATCAACGGTTCAGCTTCAACCCCCAGCGCAGCCTCAAACATCATCGCTGTTTTTTCAGTGACAGGTCGGCGGGCGTTCAATATCTCATTCAGAACAGAATAGCCTATGCCCATTCGTTCTGCCAACTTGCGTTGAGAAATCCCCCTGTATTCGATTTCTTCTTTCAAGATTTCCCCCGGATGCGTGGGAAACGCAGGTTCAAGATTGTTAGCAATCATTTTTGGGTCAACTCCCGGTATTGTTATCATAATCAATCATTTATAATGGTTTGACAAATCTGTTATATTGCATATCGTGGCAACGGTCTCCCCGTCTTTGATATGTTCCTCGAATTCAATGCGATATTGGTCATTCACTCTCACAGAAGAAAGCCCCGCTTTATCATCTTTCAATTTCTCGTAATTCAATGCGTTGTATCGCATCAACCCCAAGACATTTGAAGTGTCCCGCATCAAATCTATCACACGAATATATTTCCGTATAATTTGAGGCTGAAAACGGTGTTTCTTATCCGTTCGCCCGGTATTATACATTTCCCGAAGATATTCTTCATTGAATATTATTTCCATATTCAGTTCTTTTTCTGCAGCAAAGATAAGTTCTTTTTCTGAGAGTTCGCAAAAAAAGCGAATATTTTTTTGAAGCCTCAAACGGGTAAACCGAACAACATGATTACACCGTAATCACAAATAACCCCGATTTGCCCGTTTTTAGCCCCGCTATTGAATTTTTACAGCCAATCTTGTATAAGTTATAAGCCAACCTAAAATCACGTCTTAAATCGGCTTATTTGGGCTTGTTTTCATCATCTGCCTGTGAACGGGCTTTTTTGCGCCTTACTGTGAATCGCCTCCTGAGTTATCAGGCAACGTTTCCCGTCATACGGCGTACCGTCAGGCAGACCAATGTTGTACAAGCGATTGACCTTACAGCCAATTTGTTCTGCCGTGAAGACATCATAAATCGCCGCAAGTGACGTGAAGAAGAACTCTGTTCTTTCGTCATCGTTCAATGGCGGTTCTTTGAACTGAACCCGGTAAATCGTCTTTTGCTCTTTCGCCATAGTCTTTTTCTGTTTAACGCCCCAAACCTTGTGTCAGGCGAACCCCTCCAAAAAACGGCGTGTGCGCCTGACCCGTCAGGGTCTTTTTTTATACTACGTTAGTAGTATTTTTTTTTATATTCTTTTCTTTCCTCTCCTTTAGGGGTTTCTTGCGCAGAAAACGCTAATTAAACAGAGTTTTCTACGAGAAAACATATATTATCTCGTAGAAAACATTGCTTTTTCAATTGAAAAGCTCTTCAACCCTATAAAAAGCCGACCTCCGTTTGATTGTTTTCGCTGTCTCTACACCCCATATCCCGGCAACAAGCCTGATAGCTTCTATATCCCCGTCAAAGGCAATGCAACATTCATGGTTATTGTATTCATAGCAATAAACCTCCTGCGGGTCACATTCATTCTTTATTCGGGCTTCCATGTCTTCGTAAAACTTGAACAGGCGTTCTATACCGTCTTTTGTACCATAGCCCCCTGCGCCGAAACTGTAAATCTTCTCCCCGTCATTCAAAGGGCGTATTCCTTTCATACCCCTTGCGAATGATTCATTACCGAAAGCGAAGAAGCAATCGTATTTCTTCACGTCAACCGAATCACGTTCATTACAGAGAGCCTTATAACCTCCCAAAGTCCGGGCGTTCTTCCATGTCATTAAACAATCATTTTCAATATCTTCATTGAACTCAAATTTCTTTTCGTCTGTCATCGTTGTTTCTCAGTTATTAAACCCGACACAGGGCTTTTACGGCTCTCTGTCGGGCGTGGTTAAACATCATGTCAACTATTCAAAATCGGGATAAGTCATTTCAATAGGCATATCAGGCTCTCCCTCAAAGTCATTATTGCAAGCTGAATATAATTCAGGCGTATCGCTCCCAAGCGTAATGTCTTTCCATAATTTGCCGTTGGTGTCTCTGTAAACGGGTCTGTCCCAACAGTCAATCCCGATAAATGTCAAATCTGTCTTTTTCATTGCAGTCTATTTTTAATCCCGCAAACCCGCTTTTGACGGGTTCACGGGAGATTGTTAATTTATGCTTGTAATTTCACACGGTTGAGAAGCGAACCTGAAATTTCATGTAATTCCCGGCTTCTTTCGGGAGTCAGTTCTCGGGCGTGAGCCGTGATTGCCTGAGTGAGCTTCCAAAGGGTTGAACCTCCCTGAACACCATCTTCGGGGTCATTGCGCATCAAAATCTTTTCAACTTCCTTACTTTCCTGTTTCAGAAGACTTCCGTTCTTTGTCAGGTTCTTCAATTCATGCTCAAAGTCAACATCAATTTCGGAAGCCCCCTGTATCTCGTAGGCTTTCTTCATCAGGTTATCTTTCCCGAACAGCCCTTTCGTCAGGTCTTTGACCGCTGAAACGGTGGTCTTCGTGTCAAGTTCATACGTTTTGTTGGATAGTTTCAGGTTATCAGGCAGCTTAGACCCCAAGTGAACCTGCTTCATCACGCTTTCACGAACCATACCATTAAGGCAAGCCCCGTTCAAGAGAAACGCCCGCATGTCAACCGCCCCGTCCCCGTAGTCAGAGGTTGAGAACCGTGCGCCCGCAAATATGATGACATCGCCGTTTTTCGCTGTCGGTATGACAATTGGCTGTGGCAGGATTGTTTCTGCCCAAACCTTTGTGTCGTTCATATAAGCGTCCGAAATTACCGCCCCTTGCCTGCTCGCTTCCTGAACAAAAGCCGTCAGGATTTCAACGCTGTTCAGACGGCGGTAGCTGTCAGAGAGAACACCCCGAACCTGCTCCCCTACGGTTCTGACAAGAACACGGCTTCTTTCCGTCCAACCGCTATGCTCGTTCAGAATTTCGGCGGCAAGGTTCTTAGCCCACTCAGCCCCCTGCGCAAGCTGCCTGAGATAACGCTGCGGAACTCCCATTCTGTCAGCAAGCTGCCCTATGGCGTTATCATGGAGCGAGAACTGACCGTCAGGCATATTCATCATCAGACGTTCTCCCCCATTGAATGTTATCACGGGGCTGTGGTCTTTCTGTCTCAGGTTAACGCCTATCGGGGCGATATAATCCTGCGCTATCTTTCCCTCGCTGATAAGACGCTCCATTGTAGCTTGAACCCCAACGGATTTACCGTCTATCATTCTCTGAACCTTGTTGATTACAACATCATTCAAACCCTGTTGCAGGGTCTTTTCGTTTGTCACTGTCATTGTTTCCATACTTGAAAATTTTATTTGGGTTAATACTGAATTGATTTTTCTAAATACGCCTTTGCCTCCTCATACAAGGCGGCTTCCGTCAAGTCATCTGAACTTGGTTCAAAGCCCGCCCAAAAAGCAGCTTCAATGATACTGTTCATGTTGTCTTTCATAAATTCCGTCCTCCTGATTATTTGATATAAAATGAAAATTTGATACCTCTCCTGAGTTTGCATACGCATTTGTCTTCAACGCTGCTGAAAGCTCGCTTCAAAAGTTTATTGAACATTTCAACACCGATAAGAGCGATAGCCCCTGAAACGCCAACCAGCTTGTGAACCTTGTTTCCCTCGCCGTCAACGCCTGAAACCTTAATTCTGAAATTACGGTTGATTTCTCTTGTGCTGTATGCTAAACTCACTGTCTTCATATTTCTGTTTTTTTGAGGTTCAAAAGTGATTACATTTTAATCACGTTGCAAATATAAGTTAAGTATTTTGGAAATAATCAACTTTTTCGGATAAAAAATCAACTGGACAGATTATTTTTAACCCCACTTAACTCCACTTCCGTAGTATTTAACTCCATTATCTCAAAAACAGCCTCAAAATAGCTTAAAAGCATATTTTATAACATAAAAACTGAGACAAACAAGAAAAAAGCATTATTTTTCTGAGTACATTGTAATCACTTTAAGAAATAAAGCATACCTTTGTTGCGTAAACTTTTCAGTTAAACAAAGCATTCATTATGAAACAAAAGATTTTAGAGGCGTTGAAAGCCAAATTTCCGGGGGTCAACGCAAATGTATTGAACAGGATTGCCGATAAACTCGCCAAGACTGTAACCACAGATGAACAAATAACAACTGCTATTGCAGGGGTAACAAAAGAGTTCATCGAAATCATTGAAAGCTACGGCGACAGCCGTGCGACAGAAGCCCAACAGACAGCCGTACAAACCTATGAAACCAAATACGGTCTGAAAGACGGGCAAAAGATTGATAACGGGGGCGGCTCTCAGGGCGGTCAGCAAGGAGGAACGCAAACCGTTCAGACACAATCCGCAGGGGGCGAGCAAGTTCCGGCTTGGGCACAGGCTCTTATCGAAAGCAACAAGACGATAACCGAGCGTTTGAACAAAATGGATGGAGACCGTACAACTGCAACCCGCAAGCAACAACTTTCCACAATCATTGAAAAACTGCCTGAAAATCTACGTAAGGCTTACGAGCGCACACCTGTTGACGGTCTAACCGATGAACAGTTCAACACGCTTGTCGGCGAAATCACTACCGAAGTGGACGGCATTGTCAATGACACACGGGCAAAAGGGGCTGTTTTCGGAAGACCTGCCGCACAGAACGGCGGTTCATCAAGTCAAGGGAACGAACTGACAAAAGAGCAATTGGAGGCTATATCACACCGTGACAACAAGCCCGCCGACGGTCAGCCGTTCTAATGTTTAACATCCAAAATCATTCAAAAATGGGAATGACAGTAACACGCAGGAAAGACACACGCACACCTCGTGTCTTCATGCACAAAACAGCGGATATTCGCGGCGGCGTTTCGGTCAAGGTTTCTGAACTCGGCGGCGATTTTCTGAACGAGGGCGCAGTATTGAGCGCACCCGACAACGGCATTTGCCACGTTGTGAAGATTGCCGTTCTGTCGGCAGAAGCGACAGATACCGCAACTGACATCAAAGTAAATAAAGGTCACAATTTCAAAGTTGGCGATTTCATCATGGCTGATGAAGGTGGCAAGGCTTACGCTATCACATCTATCACAACCACAGAGAAAACCCACGACACAATCAAGGTCAAGACCACTCTTGGAGTGAAGATTGAGAAAGGCGGATTTATCATTGAAGCCGCAGCGGAATCGGCAGCGGAAACCTCAAAACTGAAATACACCCCACTTTCACTTGTCGGAACAGGCAAGCCCATCGTGCAAAACTCAAACCTTGACACGGACGCTTGGCTTATTGGCGTGACAAAGGGCAACCCGCTTCCTGAATGCGTGATGAAACACCTCAAAGGTATCATAAACTATTAATCGTAAGTAATTTATGGGAACTATTGTAAATACAATGATTCAGGGTTTGACCGAACAAATGGTTCAAGCCCGTCTGAATTCGGCTGACGCTTCGGGCTTCCTTTTCGGAAAGCACTTCCCCGTTAAGAAAGTCAACGGCTTCAACTGGAAAACCTTAACGAACCAGCTTGAAAAGAAGAATGTCGCCGCCGACCTGCATACTGACAACGGAACTATCATGCGTAAACGCCGCCCGATATTCGAGAGCGCACGTGGAGATATTCCGTTTATCTCTATCAGCCGTGAACTTTCACGCTCTGAAATCAAAGATTATCAAACGGCTTTGGCTTTCGCTCAGGATGAAGATGCTACCAAACTTGTTGAGTATTGGGGAAATGATGTTGACTTCTGTTTCAACGGCGTTCAGTCTGAGGAAGAATACATTGCATGGAAACTCGCTTCAAACGCTGGTGTGCTTAAATTCACAACCACCACGAACGCAACCTATGCCAATGAATTTGACCTTGACTATGACGTGGATGATGAGATGAAAACCAAATCATCCGTTGATTGGAACAGTAAGTCAACTGCTGACATTATCGGCGACCTTGCTAAATTCGTGAAGTTGGGTAAGGATCATAACCTGAACTTGAAGTACGCTTTCATCAATTTGGATGAACTGTACAAAATCTGTTCTGCGGAACAAATTATTAAACAGTGCGCTTCTTTCGCCGCCAACGCCCTCGGTATCTCTCAAACACCTGACTTGGCTGCTGTAAATACCATGCTCGCAAAACAAGCATGGCTGAACGGTATTCAACTGCGTGTTATCGACCAAACCATCACCCGTGAATTTTCAGACGGTTCACAGACTTCCGGCAACCCGTTTGAGAACAGCCGTATGATTTTGTCAGAAAGTGAAATACTCGGTTCCACGCAGTATGACATTCTTCAAGAAAATGAAGAAACAATTCTGAGAGCCGTGCGTGCCCATACAGTCGTGAAGAAGTACGGCACGATTGAGCCTAAGAGCGAGGTTACAATCGGTCAGGCTGACGCTATCCCCGTATTTGATACGGCTTACCGTAACATCTACGTGAGAACGGACGCACAAGATTGGGATTAAGGTATTAAGCTATGGAAACAGTTCTCGAAGCGTTGAAAGGCGTTAATGCCTACCCTGTTCCCCTCCGCACATTGACAACAATAGCGGACAAACGGGGATTGTCGCTGACAACCGATGCGACACAGGAAGTGCAGAAAAGCAAGGAGTATAACCTTGCCGTCGCTGACCTCCTGCTGTGGCTGTCTACCGCCCCCGATATATCGCAGGGAGGGCAGTCCTATTCGTTCACGGACGAACAGCGCAGGGAGTTCCGCAACGGGGCTTACAGCTTGTACGATGATTTCGGGGCAAGCGACAAGGCAGGAACACCGAAACCTATTTACGGATATAAAGGCTCTCGGCTATGATTATTCAAAACGGAACAATCGAATTCAAGACAAAGACAGTGAGCGGGATTGACCCTGAAACGGGTTATCCCGTCAAACCGTCTTCCGTGGCATGGGGCGAACCTGTTCCATGTCAATTCAAGGCGAAGAAGTTCAACCAACTCGGAATCATCAAGGGGGAACACTTCACAGTGGCTTCCTATGAAATCCTGATTGAAGAACAGCCCGTTCCATCGGAACAGCTACGCTTGAAAGACTTGTCAGGAAAAGAGATTGGCACGTTTTCAATCATTCAGGCAGAACCGCTTGAAGCCGTGTGTGAAGTAAGAATTTTGGTCTAAAGCGATGTGCGGCTGTATGTCGGCTTTTCTTTTTCAACCCGGTCAAACATACCAATAAGAAAAGTAAACGCCACATGCGCCGATTTCGCAAAAAATAACTGAGAAGAATATGCCTATCACACAACTAACACCGATGTCGGAGATTGACAGATACACGGAACAGCAGCTTGAAAGGCTGAAACAAGTTCTTATCCGAAACCTGATGTATATCGGGGAGACAGTCTTGAACAGGGCACGTTCAACCAATTCTTACAAAGACCGCACGGGCAACCTGAGAAGTTCAATCGGCTATGTTATCACGGTTGACGGGCGAATAATCCATTCATCCAGCTTCCAAACCGTGAAACAAGGCAAGGACGGTTCTTCAAAGGGGGCAGCGTATGTGAAAAGCCTCGCAAGAAAATTCCCGCAGGGGATTTGCCTTATTGTCGTGGCTGGTATGAACTACGCTTCTTATGTGTCCGCAAAAGGGCTTGACGTTCTTGACAGTTCAGAACTTCTTGCCGAGCGTCTTGTACCGCAAATGTTGAAGCAACTCGGATTTCATTAAACAGAATTTATATGGCTAAGACTTCAAAACAGATTCAAGGGGATGTGTACCGACTACTGCAAGACAGCGTTCTTTCGGGAATGATTTCAGGCGAGGTTTACAGAAGCGGTTACCGCCCCCGTGACAGTAACAGAGAAGATGCGGTGGTAATCTTCACAACGGGCTTGCCTGACGAAGTTCAGACAGGTGTCGTTACCGTGAATATCTATGTACCCGATACTGACTTGTACGGAAACGGGGTTCTCGTTGAAGACGGTCAGCGGACGGAAGAAATAGAGCGTCTCGCCAATGATTGGGTCAACAGCCTGACCGCCGATAAGTCCTGTTATAAATTCAGGCTTCAACAAACCATTTACACGGAGGCTGAACCTGACATCAATCAGCATTTCATCGTTGTGAAACTTCATTACGAGTTCTTCGGCAGCGATGATGCGCCTCTGAATATCAAATAAATTGTAGAACATTAAAAACGAATAAGTTATGTCAATTTTATCATGGGGTAAATGTAAGATTGAAACAACCCCGTCAACAAATGGCGCACCCACCTCCCCGGAGGCTTGGAAAGCCCTTGATACGCCGAAAGAAGACACAACGAAAATCACCCCCACGGCGGGAACTGAGAAGACCGCCACAGAGGAGGGCGGCGAACTTGTTGATGTCCGTTACGGAAAGAATACTTATACACTCGAATTTGACATGTTTGTCAAAAAAGGTACGGAACGCCCGTTTGAAGACAATGACGGGTTAATCGCAGGAGAACACGCTTTCCGCATAACTCCCGAAGACGAAGAATGCGAGGGCGCACAGATTGACCGTTCCGTGGTTCGTTGTGATGAAAGCTATTCAACCGCTGACGGTAAAATGCTTCATTACGTTGCACGTTGCCTGAAACCCAAGACGGGCAAAACCGTTAAGCCTTACACAAAAGGGGGTGAGTAAGAATTTTCAGCGGGGTTGATACACTGGTTTATCCACCGTGAAGCCTGAACGCCTTTCCCGGTTGCATGTCGGTTCGATTCCGACCCCCGTCTCTAATCATAACTTAGAAATTCGTCAGATATGAATAAGACAATAGAACAAACGGTTGCTGAAACCATCCTTGAACAACCTTTTGAAGTCAAGGTAGGCGAAAAGTCATATCAGGTTGCCTCCGCAAGCACGGCAACCCTCATACTTGTTTCAGAAGCGATTTCACAACTTCCACATATTGCGCTTGACACGGAGAAGGTCGTTGAAGAAACATTATCCGTAGCGAAAGACTGCCGCATTCTCGGCGATATAGCGGCTATTCTCATTCTTGGTGCAAAGAACATCACAGAAAAGAAGAAAGTTCCACAAATCAAAGAAAAACGGTATATGTGCGGGCTTATTCGCCGACCATACACGGTTGAAGTTGAAATTACCATTGACAAGAAAGCGGAACTCGCAAAAGAGCTTCTTGAAGATGTCTCCCCGAGGGAACTGAACCTGATTGTAAGCCAAATCTTATCAAGAATGCAGATAGCCGATTTTTTCGGGCTTACCACTTTCCTTGCAGAACTCAATCTTCTTCATCCGAGGAAAGTGGAGAACTAAATGACAGCATTTGGGCTGTCGTAGGCGGTTTTGCAAAAGGCTACAATCTGACCTTTGACTATGTTTTGTACAATATCAGCTATACGAACATGATAATGTACGGGGCTATTCTCCCGACATACGATAAAAAGAAAAATGACGGGAAAAAGGATGAAGGACAAAAAGTTATCAAGGCAGATGACCCAAGAAACAAAGAAGAAGTAAGGAAATTTTTTGAAACCTGTGATTAAAGGCAGAAACAATGAACAACGATAAAGGAAGACTGAATTACGGTGTCGGGCTTGACAACTCCCAGTTAAGGGTAGGCGTAGCCGAATCACGGCGTTTGCTCCAAGGCATAGGGCAGACAGCGGTTGACGAAGGCGCAAGGATTGACGATTCATTCAAAAGAATCGGCAGGACTGTCGCTGGCGTGTTTGCCGTGTCTCAGATAAAAGATTTCATCACACACGTTGCGACTGTCCGTGGAGAATTCCAACAGCTTGAAATCGCTTTCAAAACCATGCTCGGCTCTGCGGGTCAGGCAGATGTTTTGATGACCCAGCTTGTCAAGACAGCCGCCACAACTCCGCTCGGTCTGAAAGACATCGGTCAAGCCGCAAAACAGCTTCTTGCCTACGGTGTTGCAGCAAATGACGTGAACAGCACTTTGATACGTCTCGGGGACATCGCCGCCGGGCTTTCAATCCCTATCAACGACCTTGCCTATCTATACGGAACGACAATGGTTCAGGGACGTTTGTACACACAAGACCTGAACCAATTCTTGGGGCGTGGTATTCCTCTTATGGAAGAACTCGCAAAACAGTTCGGCGTAGCTGAAAATCAGGTCAAACAACTTGTAGAAGACGGAAAAGTCGGATTCCCCGAAGTTCAGAAAGCCATTGAGAACCTGACCAACGAGGGCAGTAAGTTCGGCGGTCTTATGGAAGCTCAGTCAAAAACAATCACAGGGCAGATTTCAAACATTGAGGACGCAATCGACACAATGTTCAATGCCATAGGTCAGTCACAGGAGGGGGTAATAAACACCTCTCTTGGTCTTGTCTCAACCCTGATTGAGAACTGGGAAACAGTCGGTAACATCCTTTTGACAATCATCGCTACATACGGGGCATATAAAGCCGCCGTTATCGCTGTCGCAGCCGCACATAAATTGATGAACATTTGGGGAACTGTTAGTGCTTTTCTGTCTCTAACAACCTCTATACGTTCAGCCAAAGACGCTATGTTGCTTTTCAACATGGCTGTAAAAGCCAATCCGCTTGGTTTGGTTCTGTCTGTTCTTGCAGCCGCCGTGACAGCTTTCCTTGCTTTCAGAAAATCAACGGACGAAGCCGCTGACGCTCTGAAAAAGGAACGTGAGGAAGCCGAAGCGTTCAACAAACAGGTTAGCGAATCAGCGGGCAAAGCCATTTCAACGTATAAACGTCTTCAAGACGAATACAAGAAATGCAAGTCAGCCCATGAAAAGCGTGAGTGGATAAAAGAAAGTCAGGCGAAGTTCAAAGAATTGGGAATTGCCGTCAACAGCGTCAATGATGCTGAAAACATCTTTGTCAAGAACACTTCCTTGATGATGAAAGCATTTCAAAAACGTGCGGAAGCCGCCGCATGGCAATCCCGTCTTGACGAAGCCTACGCAAAGAGGGTTGAACGCCAAATGGCTCTTGAAGACCAAATGGATAAGATTCAGGCGGGAAGCAAAGTGCCGGGATATTCACACACGACACAAGGAGGCTATGAATACGTTGACCGCAGCGGAGCATGGGTTTACACCGAGGCAGGTGCGAGAAAAGCCCGTGAAGCGTTCAAACAGACAATCGCCAATGACCCTGTTCTGAACGAAATAGACGCTCGTATAAACAAGTATTCCGAGAAAATGACCTCTGTTTCATCTGACTTTCAAAAACTGTTTGAACAAGCGGGTACAAGCCAGAAGACAACGCAGGAAAAGAACGAGGAAAAGAGACTCGCTAAAGAACAGCAAAAAATCGCCGATGAAACAGCCCAACGCATGGCTAAAATCAAGGAGTATTCAGCAAAGGTTTCAGAAGCAGTTTCACAAGCCGAGATAGACATCCGTCAGGCTCAAATCAACGAACTTGAAGACGGTTATGAAAAGACCGTTGCGCAGGTGCAGTTGAACTATGACCGCCTTATCGCCGAGAACGATAAACGGGCGCAGAAAATGATTGAAGACCTGAAAGACAAAAAAGTGCTTGAATGGCTCAATCAGAACCCGAAAGCGACAAAGGAACAACAGCTTGAATACCGGGCTTCCTTGAACCTGACAACCGCTGACCTTTCTTCCGAGCAGCAAGCGATGTTAAAGTCTTATGCCGAAGTTGCAAGGCAGATTCAAGTCAAAGGTAACAAACAAGCCCTTGACGATATGATGAAAGACATTCTGACCTATGAACAGCAACGTCTAAAAATAACAGAGGAATACGGGAAAAAACGTGAAAGCCTCTATGAAACAGATAAAGACGGCAACAAGAAGCTCCGTAAGGGTGTCACACAAGGAAACGTGGACGAACTGAACCGTGCTGAACAGGAAGCCTATAAAGGCATAGACGAACAGTTCGCACAACGTGAAGAAACGTATCAGGCATGGTGCGATGAAATAGCAGAACTAACCCTTAAACAGTTGAAGAATGTATTAGCGGAGGCAGAAAAGGAACTTGCCGAACTTGAAAAGAACGGCGGGTCTTCTGATAAAATCGCTGTTGCCCGTGCCAAAGTCGCAACAGCCAAAAAGAATGTTGAGAAAGCACAGGCTAAAAATGATATAAATCCCGGCAAACGCTCAATCAAAGAATGGGAGGACTTGTACAAGACGCTTCAAGAATGTGAACGGGAGTTTGAGAGCATTGGCGACACGGTCGGCGGCGTGGCAGGCGAAATCATTTCAACGGCTGGCAGCATCATGACCGCTTCTCTGTCAATGATAAACGGTATTGTTCAGCTTGTGAATATGTCTGCCACCGGTATTCAGGGAACAGCGACAGCGGCAGCAACAGCCATTCAAACGGTTGAAAAGGCTTCTGTCATCCTGACTATCATATCGGCTGCCATGTCAATAGCCATGCAGATTGTGAACCTGTTCAACAATGATGACAAGAAGCAAGAAGAAATTGAAGCCCTGCAGGATAGAATAGACCAACTCCAATGGGAACTTGACAACGCAGATATTGTGCGGTTACAAGAAAATAGCGGAAAAGCGGTTGAACGTGTGAAACGGGCTTTATCTGAGACTTACAAAGAACTCCTGAGAAATAAAATCGCTGTCAATGACGTAGCAGGGGCTTGGCGACTTCTGTTCAGCAACGTTTCAAACAACGCAGCACTGCTTCAAAAGACCGCAGAAAAACTCGCCACGGCGTATGCAAATATCGCTTACACGGCTGACAAGGCTCTCGGGGGTGAGAAATACAGCAACGCCCAAGAACAGCTTAAAAACCTCGCCCAGCAGCAACTTCTTATTCAAGAACAAATCAGGAATGAAGAAGACAAGAAAAAAACAGACCACGGTAAGATTGATGAATGGAACAGAAAAATTGAAGAACTCGGCGCACAGGCTGTCGCCATCATCAATGACATGGTTGAGGACATCATCGGCGGTTCAAGTTCCGATATTGCCAAAGAACTCGGAGACGCTTTTTTTGAAGCGTTTCAGGCTGGCGAAGATTACGCCGAGGCATGGGGCGATAAGGTCAAAGACATCGTGGCTGACGTGATGAAAAGAATGTTGGTTTCCAAGTTTCTTGAAGAACCTCTTGGGGAGATATTCGACAAGTACAAGGCTAAATGGTTCAAGGACGGTCAGTTTATCGGTCTTGACGCTGTTATCCAATCCATGAGTGGTTTCGCTTCTGACTTGAACGCTGTCGGAACAGATTTCGCCAAGATATGGGAAAACCTGCCTGAGAACGTCAAATCAATGTTTGAGGTAACAGCAGACGCAACCCGTGAAGCCTCTCAGAAAGGAATCGCCACAGCTTCGCAAGAAAGTGTTGATGAATTGAACGGACGTGCGACAGCCATTCAGGGGCACACGTATTCAATCGCTGAGAACACGAAAATCATTCTTTCTGTCGTGAACATGATTTTACAGTCAGTATTGAACATTGAGAAACACACCGAAAACATGGCAGGACGCATTGAACGCATTGAAAGCTCAGTCAAAGAGACAAAAGATACAGTTAACGATTTCGCCTTGAAAGGCATAAAAATGATATAAGTATGGAAGACATTATTAGACAAGTTTACGCCCAATGGAGGGTTGCCAAAGAGCAAGCCCGGCAGGAGTGCGATAGCCGTTCCCTGCCAAATATGGCAGAGAAATACCGTATGTGTGATATGTTCAAAGGCACGGAAGATTTACAGAGCCTTATACGGCTGTTCACAAGCCCACAAGGTATGGAGTTCTGTATCAAACACCGTTTCCCGAATATAGCGACTTTCAGGCTGTTCAAGCCGTTCAACCCCGAGAAGTACGGTGTTTACATTGATGCGGGTATAATCACGCTGAGAAACCCGGGAAAAGCGGTTCTTATCGGGCGTACAAACGCAACGATAAACTGTGACACGCTTGAACGCCATGAAATTTTTCTTCTTCACGGGGCTAAAGCGTTCATCAACGCCTCGGGCTGGGCGGTTGTTTCCGTCAAGGGGTCAACGGGTTGCCAACAAATTCGTAACGTGTCAGGAAATGCGGTAATATTATGATGTCAGGACGATTTTACATAGACGGTAAGGATGCGTTCACAGAGTACGGCATCTATGTTCAGGAGGGGGGCTACAACGAACTTGTGGCGTTCCCGCCTCTGAAAGCGGTCACAAGCAACGACTGGCAGGAAGAAGACGGCATAGAACCTGACTTGTCAGAACCTACCTTGAACACGAAGGAATTTTCCTTAAAAATTGTTCTCTCAGGCATGGATTACCGTTGGGGAGGCTTCATAGAACGATTGTCAGACAAAGCCTATCATACGTTTGATTTCAGGGAGATAGGACGTACTTACCGTCTTCGTCTTGTGTCAAACCCTAACACGGATTTGGCAACGCATCTCGGTTTCATCACGATAAAGCTTGCCGATGATTTCCCTTTGGACGGGTACACCTACAAAGAACCTGAAAGCACTGTTCCCGGTTCTGATTATTATGAACTTGACGGGAAGCCGTTCTCTGTTTATGGGGTTCATGTGTTGGAGGGAACGCTTAATGAAATAGAGAAATCGCCGAATGTCAAGACCAGCCTCCTGCGCAATATCAACAAATTGAACGGGGCTTTGTATGACGGGGAAAAAGTGACCTATAAGGCAAAGGACGTAAAGATAAACTGCCTTATGAAAGCCGCCTCACTGACTGAACTGTGGCGCAACTATAACGCTCTGCTGTATGACCTTGTGCGTCCTGAACAACGGCTGTTATACTCTGATGAAACGGGATATGAATACCCCTGCCATTATAAAAGCTGTTCCGTGTCCGAGTTTTACGCCTCTGATAAAATATGGCTCAAATTTACCGTTACCGTATGCTTCATTTCATTCAGGCTTGAAGACGATGAATTTGTGCTTGCCACGGAAACACGGGATTTGGTTGTGACAGAAGACGGGGAGTTTGCGATTGACTTACGAAAAATAATATGACATTATGGGATTGAAAAGAATTAAAATCAGCGAATTAACCCTTTCCGACAATCTGAAAGGATTATACACTATCGGCGTTAAGCTGATAAATGGGGTTCAAACGAGCGTCAAGGTCAGTCTGGAACACATTCAGACCGCCTATGAAAATGCCGTAGCCGCAACGAAAAAAGCCGAGACAGCCGCCAATAGTGCGAACACCGCAGCGGGTTCAGCCAACAGTGCCGCTTCCTCTGCCAACAGTGCGGCTACGAAAGCAAACACGGCGGCGGGAAACGCTGACACGCAAGCTGACCGGGCAAAGGAGCAGGCTGACAACCCGCCCAAAATGGGAGACAATGGAAATTGGTGGAAATGGGATGAAGCTCAGAAAAAGTATGTCGATACAGGTGTGCTCGCAAAAGGCGGCGTGCTGTACCCGACATTCAGCATAGACGATGATGACATGATTCTATACATGGAATTTGAAGATGAAGTAAGCGACAAACTTATCAAGTTTGATGAACAGACGGGAGAACTTTATTTGAATGTTGGATAACTTAAAGTTACACGAATATGACAAAGATACCTTTAGGAAAAGTGGCGTTTACGGACGCAGGTTCTTATAACGCCGGAAAGACTTACAAGCGGTTTGACTTTGTTGACACGGAAGACAGTTCCTATTTGTCGTTACAAGACAATAACAAGGGACACGCCGTCACTGAAACCGCTTGGTGGAAATGCCTCGCACGGGGCACAAAAGCCACAGAAGCCGCAAAAAAAGCCAACGATGCGGCTGCATTGGCAAACGAAAAAGCTGTGGCGGCAGATACGGCGGCTGGGCGTGTGAATGCCGCAATAACGCAAGCCAATACCGCTGCCACAAACGCTCAACAACAAGCGTCAGCCGCAGGAGAAGCGGCGGCAGAAGCAACGGAAAGTGTGGCTGAAATGAACGCCGCCCTCGCCCGTTTGGAAGAATTGGAACAGACAATCACGGCTAAAGACCGTAAACAGCCAACGGGAATGACATTAGAGTTTCCTAAAAAAATAACAAAAGGGAACAAAGACATTCTGAGAGTAATAGCTACCCTATCCCCGGCGGGAACGGGTAACAATGTCCTTTTCTTGGGCGATGACAAAGCGGTTTCCGTTGCCCCTGACGGTTTTCTGACCGTGAACAGTGTCGGCATAAGCAAAATACACGTCATTCCGACAGAAAACACAAGCATTTATCGAACCATTGATATTGAAGTCGTTCCGCAGTCTGTCAGGCTTTGCACGAAATCAACTTTGCGCCTAACCGCAAATGGCAAATTCAGGTTCAATTAAAATAATTTTTCAACAAATAAAACTTTTAAATTATGGCACTATCAACAGATGAAGAAAACAAAGTAAGGGAAATCATTGAAGCGTTCACAAACGGAAAACGATTGAGTGACCTGCCTGACGTTTCAGGCAACAACCCGTTCAAACTGTTATGTGAAGTATTGGAAGACGGGGAAAGCAAGAAAGCGGCTCTCGCAGCCATGTTGCCCTACATGGAAGAAAACTGTATGTACGGCATTGAATATGATGTCACGGTATCATCCCCTGACGTTACCCGTATCGGTAATATGTCACTTCATAAATCCCTGCCCGTACACAACCGCATGAAAGGCTGTCTTCTTGATGACAACGGGAACGTGGTTGAATATCTCAACCCATCGGATTGGACGGGTCAGACCCGTGACGGCTCACGTGGGCAAGTCATGGTTGAACTGCCGATGTATTATCGCAAGTTTGAAACAGAGGGTAACAAACGCCGTGTGAAGTTCTCTGAATACCCTCTGCCCGGCTATCATCAAGTGAAGAAGAAATACGTTTCGGCTTATGAGGCTTCCGTACAGCGTTCAACAACCAAACTATGTTCAGTTGTGAATGACGGTGCGGATTACAGGGGCGGTGGCAATCAGTCAGATTGGGACAACACATACCGTTCCGTACTTGGAAGACCCGCAACGTCTATTTCACGTACCAACTTCCGTGCCTACGCCCGGAAAAGAAAGCCGTCAACAAAAGAATGGAACTGTATGACATACGACATTCAGAAAGACATTTATTGGCTGTTTGCCGTTGAATACGCTACGCTCAATTCACAAAAGGCGTACAACGCCGCAAAAGACAGCAACGGCTACGCACAAGGCGGTCTCGGAGACGGGGTTACAACACTTGACAGCGGCAAATGGAACACGTTCAACGGTTATTATCCTTTTATCCCTTGTGGCTATACAGATGAACTCGGTAACAGAACAGGCGAAAAAGAATACACCATGCCCGCTGAATATGACGCTTCTTCAAAGAAAGTCAAAGTGTGCCGTTATCGTGGTATTGAAAACCCGTTTGGGCATATTTGGCAGTGGACGGACGGTATCAACATTCAAATACAGTCAGCCGCCGCAGGAGGGCTGAGTAAGGTTTTCGTCACAGATGACCCCGAGAAGTTCAATGACAGCAATTATACGGGTTATTCCCATGTCGGCAATGAAGCCCGCACGGAGGCTTATGTGAAGTCAGTCATTTTCGGAGAGGGAGGCGAAATCATCCCTGATGTTGTCGGAGGCGGTTCTACGACTTATTTCTGTGATTACCACTATACCAACATTCCAAGTTCAGGCGAAGTGTTACGTGGTGTCCTGTCCGGCGGTGGCGCGAATAGCGGTGCGGGTGCGGGTCTCGCTTGTGCGGATTCGAGTCGCACCCCCTCGAATGCGAGTGCGGCCGTCGGTTCTCGCCTTTGCTTTATACCCACGTCAGCGTAACACGCTTTGAGTGATAACCTTTTCCCTGCCTCTTTGTGGGGCAGGGTTCAAATAATAACAGTATAAAACGATGATTGAAGAAATGAACAACATACCAAAAGAAGATGACGGAAGCCTCGCTTTCCTGAATATCCCGAGAGATGAAAACAGCAGGAGTTTCAATTGTGATGAAACGACACAATCAAAACTCGTAAACACCACGTTTTGGGTGGTTGATTTCATTGAAGAAGTTCCGACAAGATTCAGCAAGGCTAAAGGAGTAAAAGGTCAGACGCTTGTAAAAATCAAGCCATCAAAAGACAGTTTGGAATCAGATGCCAAGAAATTTTTCACTGGTTCATCCGACATTCTTTATGTTTTGAAGAAAATCAAAGAAATGAATAAGTTTCCCCGAAAAGTTACTTTGAGGGGTAACGGTAACAGATATTATTTTGAATAAGAAAACAATGAAATAACAAAATAAAAAGGTGGGTCATTCTTGTGGTGTCCTGTTCAGCGGTAACGCGAATAACAGTGCGAATGCAGGTCTCGCTTATGCGAATTCGAATAACACCCCCTCGAATACGAATGCGAACATCGGTTCTCACCTATGCTTTAAAATTGGTTTTGACAATATGAAACAAAATAAAAGAATGACAACCTTGCCACTTGGCAAAAAAATTCAAGCAAACCTCCTAAAAGTGTTGGTAGGAACGCCTGTTGTATGGGCTACCGAAAACTCTGACTAAGAAAAGCAAAGCAGAAGCATGAAAAGAATAGGAAACTTATATAAGACCATAATCTCCGTTGAGAACTTGCGGGAAGCTGACAGAAAGGCTCGCAAGGGTAAAACGCACACATACGGGGTCAGGGTTCACGACAAGAACCGTGAAGCGAATATTCTTGCCTTACATGAAGCCTTGCTGACAAAGACGTTCAAAACCTCTCCTTATGATGTCTTCACGATTTTTGAACCAAAGGAAAGGCTTATTTTCCGTCTTCCGTACTATCCCGACAGAATAGTACATCACGCAATTATGAATGTTCTTGAACCGATATGGGTCAGGACTTTCACGCACAATACATTTTCATGCGTTAAAGGGCGTGGGATTGAGGGATGTGCCCGTCATATAGATAAAATCATTGAGAAATACAGAGGAAAGCCCATGTACTGTCTCAAAATTGACATAACAAAATATTATCCCTCCATAGACCATGAAACCTTGAAAAAGATTGTGCGCAGGAAGATAAAGGACAAAGACCTTTTATGGCTTCTTGACGAAATCATAGACAGCGCACAAGGTCTTCCAATCGGGAACTATCTCTCACAATATCTCGCAAACCTGTTCTTGTGCTATTTCATGCACCGTGTGAATGAAGTATTGAAACTTGACGCAGCCGAATACGCTGATGACATCACATTTTTCGCCACATCAAAAGAACAATTGCGGGAAGCGTTCAAAGAGATAAAAAGAATACTTGAAGAAGAACTGAGGCTGAAAATAAAGGGAAATTATCAGATATTTCCTATCGCAAAGAACCGTTATGATAGAAACGGGCGTGCGCTTGATTATGTCGGTTATATGTTCTTCCGTGAACAGAAACTTATCCGAAAGAACATTAAGAAGAATTTTTGCCACGCCACAGCACGGCTGAACCGCCGCAAACCTCCGCTTGACGCAAAGGCTTATAAGCAGGCTGTCGCCCCGTGGCTCGGTTGGGCGAAACATAGTGATAGCAAACATTTATTAAAAACAATCATTAAACCGTGTTATTATGATAGCATTTTATGACAATCAGCCGACCAAATTGGAGGCTGTCGGAAACGGAAGTTACGTTTACCGCTTCAACATTCAGAAAGTTGAAAAACCCGCCACCGTTGAACCAAGCGAACTCGCTTCTGATGATGAAGCCCCGGTTCAGGAACAATGGAAATGTGAAGAAGTTACCGTGTGGGCTCCGCTTTCTTCAAACAAGATAACTGAAACAGTTATCACGGAGAAGTGGAACAACAACCGGGAACAAAAACTTGTGAATGAGTTCAACGCAGCGAACCTCGGTATGATTGGAGGCGCGAAGTCAAGTGAGGAAGCCAAGGCAAAGATTGAGGCATACAAAGCCTATCTTTCCGAGCGTGCCACCCTGAAAGCACAAGTGGATGCAGATTGTCTTGAATACGGTATTCTGTAACTTGTAAAAACCTCTTCCCGTCACGTTATTCAAGCATAAGATGTGACGGGAAGAATTATTATTCTTAAAAAAGCCTTTTTTAGCCCCGTAGAACTCCTAAAAAGTGATTACAATATAATCACACTATTTTAAAAAGAAAGTTCAACCACGGGGAAATTCGGGAAAAATAACTCAAAGTTTAGAAATATGATAATTTACAATAATGTCGGGAACAAGGTTCTTGAAATCGAGGTTGACGATAACAGTTATCGTAATAGGGCTGTCATGGGAGACCATAGTTTAACGTTGTACTATTCGCTCCCTGAACACGTTGAAATCCCAGTAGGCTCTTACTGTGAGTTTCAAGGCGAAACGTTCACGCTCAAACGCCCGGAGAATTTCAAGATGAAACATAAAAGACTGTTTGAATACACGGTGCTTTTTGACCCGCCCGAAGCAAACGCAAAAGTTTGGAAATTCAGAAACCCGGTTGACGGACGTTTGAAATTTTCGTTGACCGCAAAGCCGCATGAACATCTTCAAATGTTTGTTGACAATATGAACCGCCGTGACAAAGGATGGACGGTTGGCGAATGTATTGACGGTGTTGAAACCCTGATTGCCTATGACCATGATTTTTGTATTGACGCTCTAACCCGCATGGCTTCAACGTTCAAGACAGAATACGAGTTTACGGGAAAACGTGTGTCGTTGCGTAAGATTGAATATAATAAGAGTAACCCCCTCCCGCTGTCTTACGGACGTGGCAACGGATTCAAATCAGGTGTCGGACGCTCAAATACAGGGGATAAACCGCCAACGGAGATTCTATTTGTTCAAGGCGGTACGGACAATATAGACCCGTCAAAATACGGTTCTTCCGTGCTTCTTCTTCCAAAGAACCAAACGCTCGCTTATGACGGCGAACACTTTGAAGATGAAGACGGCTTTATTTCCAAGAACGCCCGCCGTTATGTCGTTGATGAAGCGGGGCTTTCAATACGCCGTGATGACAAACAACTGTCATCGCTCGCCGAAGATAGTCTTGACTGTTCTGAGATTTACCCGAAACGTGTTGGTACGGTCAGCACAGTCGTAGTTGTTGATGAAAAAAACAACTACGACATTGTTGACACGTCAATCCCGTCTTCACTGAATTATGAAGAATGCTTGATAGCGGGGGAAACTATGACCGTTGTTTTTCAGACGGGTATGCTTGCCGGACGGGAGTTTGAGGTTAAATATTATCATAATGCCGTTAAAGGAAAGGCGGCACGCCGTTTTGAGATTGTTCCCGCAGACATAGACGGGCAAACTATGCCAAATACCACATTCGCCCCTAAATCGGGCGATAAATATGCCGTATTCAAATGTATGCTTCCCACGGCTTACATTTGTGATAACGCCACGAAAACAGGCGCATCATGGGATATGTTCCGGGCGGCTGTAAAACACCTGTTTGATAATGAAGACCTGAAATTCACTTTCACGGGGGAACTTGACGGGATATGGTCGAAAAAAGATTGGGTAAACATCGGGGGGCGCATCAAACTCGGAGGATATATCCGTTTCTCTGACGATCAGTTTCAGAAAGACGGTGTTCTCGTGCGTATAACGGGTATAAAAGATTATATCAACAAACCGCACAGCCCCGTGATTGAACTTTCAAACACAACGGTAAGCGGCAGTGTTTCATCAACATTGAATGACCTGAAAAGTGAGGAAGTCATCGTTGATGACCTACACCGTGACGCTATTCAATTCACAAAAAGACGGTTCAGGGATGCAAAGGAAACAATCAGCATGTTGGAAGAAGCCCTGCTCGATAACTTCACGAACTCAATCAACCCGATTGCCGTTCAAACGATGTCAATGCTTGTAGGCGATGAAAGTCTTCAATTCCGTTTTGTGAACTCAAAGACAAGCCCCGTCCCGGTTACGCACAGAATTGTCTATGACAATGAAACGAAGCAACTGACAGCGGCAGCGGGTATCATACAACACATGACCCTCGGTATCAATACGGTCAGTGCATCGCACAAGGTTTCGGAATATAAATTTTGGGATATGACAGCCTACACAAGCGCAGTGCTTGATGACGGTAAGAAGAAGTATTATTTGTATGCAAAAGTCTCAAAGACGGCACAAACAGGTGTTTTCACCCTGTCTGAAAATGCAATCAAATTAGAGGGTGTTTCAGGCTTCTATCATCTTCTTGTCGGTGTCCTGAACTCTGAATATAATGAAGAACGGAGTTTTGTCACTCTGTACGGTTTTACAGAAATCCTTCCGGGACGTATCACGACAGACAGGATTGTTTCCACAGACGGGAACACTTATTTTGATTTATTGAAAGGTATCATATCCGGGCAAATAAAGTTCAAATCAGGTTCATCGGGCTTATATGAACTTGATGAATGGGAAGCCGTGAACGGTTTGATAACTCAGGCTCAGAACACCGCCAACGCCGCCGTTGAGAGCGCAAAGAACGCCAATACCGCCGTTGGAGATTTAAACGACTATGTGGACGGTGCGTTCGCTGACGGCATTATTACGGAAGCGGAAGCGAAAGCGATTGAGAAGTACATCAACACAGTGAACAACACGAAAGCCGCCGTGGAAGCTGCGTATAACAAACTGTACACAAACGCCTATCTTACGGGAACGGCAAAAACCGGGCTTCTGAATGCCAAGGTTACGCTTATGGGCAGTATTGAAAACCTTATCAGCGCAATCAATTCCGCTATCGCCGATGGTAGAACCACTGTAACCGAAAAAAACAATGTTGATAACAAATATGCCACTTTCAACAGTGCGTATGCCGACTTTAACACTGCTGTAGAAGTTGCAAACAAGGCTATTCAAGACAAACTGAAAGGGTATTCGGATGAATATTCACAAAAGTTTGATGAGTTTATTGGTGGCAGTTTTAAGGACTTAAAGGACAATGCTGTACTAAAACAGACAATTATTGAAGGAGGTTATCTGAAAAAT